CCGAGGGCTTCGAGCTCGGCGAGGGCGCCCCGACTCTCGACGAGATGAACCCGACCATCAATGATCGCGGCCGGTGGCCCGAATAGAAACACGCGCTGCAGCGCGGACAGAGGAGAAGGCCCGTGGAACGACCGGCACACCCTAGGGTCACTGCCAAACAGATCCGCCCGGCCTTTTCCTCGACTCCCCAAAGCTGAAAGCGAGGCCGGTGGATGTCCGCCCCAGTGTGGCGCGGCTGCACCGAGCTCGCGCTGCTCTTCCCCAACTTCTTCACGACCTGGATGTGCGTCGCGTTTTTCGCTCAAGTATGAGCGGCCCCGAGGAACCAGCCCCGTGCACCTGTCGGCAACACGGGGCTGGTTTGATTCCGTCGCTGGACTCAGGCTAGCAGATCGCCGCGACAGCCTGGGGGATTATTCTGACCGACCACGTCTTGCGTGATGGTTGCTTCTCGTGGACCCGTGCCGTGAGCTCGAAGCACGGCCCACCGAAGGCAACCACCCGCCACGTCCTGCTCGCGCTCGCGCTCTACATGAGCCCGAAGGGCGACTCTTGTTTCCCGAGCATCGCGACCCTCGCGAGCGATACCGGGCTGAGCTCGCGCAGCGTTATCACACACCTCCAAGAGGCGGCCGCCCTGGGCTGGGTCTCGAAGCGGCCGCAACCAATGCCGGCCAAGGGCAAGGGATGGAAGCGCATGGCCTACGTCGCCACCGCGCCGAAGGTGGTGAAGGAGGTTCACCACGAAGAGCTCGCTGCTGGTGAACCTGTTGCGGAAGGTGGTGAACCTAACGACCGGAAGGTGGTGAAGGAGGTTCACACGATGCATCCAGTAGATGCAACCAGAGATGCTGCCAGTGCTGCGGCGCAGGATCACGAGTCACTCGAAGACAGAACTGCCCGCGCCCTGGCCTCGGGAAAGCTGAACGCCTGGGAGGAGAAATTCTGCCGCTCGAAGATGTCGCAGCTCGCGGCCGGCCGAGAGCTCAAGGGCGACCAGCTACCCAAGCTCCTCGAAATTCTTGGGGGCTTGAGCGGGCCGCCGGCCGTGGCCGTCAACGTGCCGAGCGCCGCGACCCAGGCGAAGAAGTCAGCGGCCGACCTCGTGCACGACGAAGACCTGCTGCGCGAGCGCGTCGAGTCGAAGGGATACGTGCCGCCCGAGCTCGTCGAGAAGTGCGTGCGCGTCCGAGGTCGGATCGGCGAAGAGGTACCGGCCTGGCTCGCCGAGCTCGCGGCGAACGCACCGAAGAAGAAAGAACCGAAACGCCTAAAGCTGACGGCGCGAGCTGTCGAGAAGAGACTGAAGAACATAGCCGCCCAGAGCAGAGACGCAGGAGACGGCACCGCCGTCGCGTGACTCTGGGGGCTTCACCCTGTCGGAGCAACGTGCTAGCATTGCTAGCACTCAAGGAGAGAACCATGACCAAACCGAACCCGTTCAAGAAAGCCACCCGAGGGAAGCAAGCTGTGAGCCTGCTGGTCTCGGGCGACAGTGGTGGGGGCAAGACGCTCACCGCCATCCAGATCGCCTGCCATATGGCGCACGCCCTCGGCCGCCCTGGCAGCGTCGCCGTGATCGACAGCGAAGACGGCAGCGCCGTGCTCTACGCCTTCGACTCCGTGCTGAACCAGCCCACCTATTGCTCGTGCGAGCAGTGCCAGCGCGGCGACCGGATCCCGCTGGAGTTTGACCACCTCGACCTGCGCGACCACAACCCCGACAGCTACCGCGAGATGATGCGAGCTGCGTGCGAGATCGGGTACGCCGTCCTGGTGATCGACAGCGCGAGCCACGAGTGGGTCGGCGTCAATGGTTGCCTTGAGGAAGTGGACCTGCTCAAGGGCGACGGCCGAGGCCGCTCCTCCGACAACGCCTGGAAGGTCGTGACCGCGAAGCACAACGCCTTCCTCTCTGACCTCCGCGCGTGCCCCATCCACCTGATCGCAACGGCCAGGATGAAACCGAACCGGAAGGAAGAGGGCGCCGAGCAGATCGTGCAGCGCGAGAAGGATGGCCCCTTTGAATATGAATTCAAATTCTGGGGAACCATCAGCCGCTCCTCGCCTGGCGGCCTGCACATCAAGAAATCCCGCAGCGGTCACTTCTCGGGGAAGACCTGGAAGAAGGCCGGCCGGCACGCCGCCGAGCAGCTCCTGCTTTGGGCAGGTCACCTTCACCAAGATCCGCCAGCACCAAAGGCCGAGGCCGCGCCTGCCAGGGCGAAGCCAGCGCCCAGGCCGAAGCCGAAGCCAGCAGCGCCGGCCGAGGTGGTGGACCAGAAGACGTGCAAGCATCCAGCCTGGTCGGCGGCCGAGCTCGACGGCGCGACCGGCGCGAGCTGCGCAGCCTGCGGACTCTTCCGCGAAGACGAGCAGCCACCGGCCGAGGAAGACAACGGCGAGAACGACCTGCCCGGCAACGCCGAGGAGCCGGCCGACAACCGACTGGCCGAGCTGGTCGAGGCGACGGCCGCGCTGCTGGTCAAGATCCCAGACGACATCGCTGCGCCCTATCGCCAGGCGCTCACGAAGGCCGGCGACCATCTGCCGCAGCTCTCAAACGTGATGGCCTGCGTCGAACAGGTCGCGCTGATCGCCGAGTGCATCGCGCTGGTTGACGACGACACGGCGACGCAGTGGAAGAACCACCTGGTGAACGCCGGCACGGACCTCGCCAAGCTAGAGAAGATGGCCCCGTGGTGCAGGAGCAAACTGCCTGCACCGACGACGGCCTAGAAGGAGGCGGCCGCAATGAGCCGCGAGAGTAAAGCCCTGGGCACCCGCATCGAATCGTCCATCCTGAAGAGGCTGGACAGTGCGGCGTATGCCCTGCGGCTGTCGAAGGTGAAGCTGGTGACCGAGGCGCTCCACGAGAAGCTCGTGAAGCTCGAAGCGAAACACAACAAAGGGCGGCCGTTCCGAGGTCGCCCAAAGGAACGAAGCAATGCAGCAGTGGGGAAGCGGAAAGCTACAAGGGTGGAACCTAAGCCCAAGCCTAGGAAGAAAGCCGGAACCAACAGCGCGGGCGCTGCTCCTACGCGCTCTCGACGCAGGCGCAAGAAATGACGCGGCCGGCGAGCTCGACGCCTGGCTGGAGAACGTCAACGGATTCCCAGCTCACAGCCTGATCGTCGGAGCTCTGCAGGTGCACGTCGCCGAGGTGCTCGCGAGAGGATCGGGTTACGAGGTCACGACCGAGCAGGCGATGCAGCAGGCCAGCGACCGCTTCGAGAAGTTCGGGCAGGTCACGATCCCAGGCCACCCGAGATGCGTGAAGCTGATGTGCGCCTCGACCCAGTCGGCCATCTACTTCGAGAAGACTGTGCACGTCACCGGACTCCCATGGCCCGCGCTCTGGCGCGAGCTCCCAGGCGATCCGACGAAGAGCGCCCTGCCCTTCGAGGAGAAGGTGGCGCGGACGTGCGACCGCAGCGACTGCTCCGAGGTCGTCGCGGCCTGCGGCCACGAGCAGATCGAGGAAGCCATGGGCGTCGTCGGCGACGTGCCCTGGGACCAGCCCGCACCGCCCCCGCCGTGCGAGCACGACTGGGTCGAGACGCCCTGGGCGACCGAGTGCAGCAAGTGCGGCCACGAGCTGACGCAGCCCGTCGGATCCTTCGAGGGCCTGCCCGTCGGAGAGCAGAAGGTGATCGCGCCGGCCGCGCCGAAGCCGACGCCGAAGAGGTCGGCCCCGCTGACTCGCTCGCGCTCGCGGAAGAAGAAGCCGGCGACCGTCGCGTGCGAGGCCGAGGGCTGCGAGAAGAAGCTGCCGCCCGGCGAGATGATCGTGGACGGTAACCAGGTGCGGCGCTGCGGCGAGTGCTACCAGGCGACTCTCGCCACGGCCGAGGTCGGCACCGAGGAGAGCGGCCCGCCGAAAGGAGCCGACGCCGCCGAGCTCCCCTGGGCAGATCCTGCTCCTGGTGATGGGAGCAGTGGCAGCAGCAGCGGAAGCGAGGAAGCGCCGGAAGGGATGAAGCCCTGCCCCGCGTGCACTCACCCCGAGCCCCGCCTGCCGTGCTCGGTCTCTGGCCCGTGCGGTGGGAGTCGCTGGGTCGAGGTCGGCGGCCTGCCGGCCGAGGTCAAGTGTGGCGCCTGCGATCACGTCGGGAAGCACCACGACTTCCGAACGAAGAAGTGCGCCGAGTGCGACGCCTGCCCAGGCTTCGAGCTCCCCGAGCTCGGCGGCCCAGTGATCGCGAAGCGGTGGGAGGTGAGCTGCCCCGCGTGCCCCTCGAATCGAGTGACGCCAATGGACCCGACCGGAGCCCCGTGCCGAGACTGCGGATACTCAACGCCGATACACAAGGTGTGCGGCGAGCCCATCACGCAGGCGTTTGACTGGGCTCGCTTCCTCGTGCGCGGTGGCCAGCCCGTGAGCTCAAGCCAGCCGAGGCGTTGCCGAATCTGCGAGGCCGCCATCGAATTCGGAGCGAGCTGCTGGCAGGCGCCGAACAACAAGACGAGCATCGCACACGATCACTGCGTGGCCGACGAGCTCGGATACGCCGCCGTGATGATCCGCGAGGGCAAGGTGGTCGAGGCCGAGCTGAACGCTGCGGCCGCAGAGAAGGGCGAGGCAAAGCAAGAGCCGTGCATGGTCTGCTCCACTGGGATCGAGCCCGGCGTGATGTGCTACGGCCACGGCGACAAAGGGCAGCGCGTCTTCGCACACTACGAGTGCGTCGAGGGCAAGGGCGTCGAGCCGCCAGTGAGCGAGGGAGACATCCGCGACCTCTGCCAGTGGAACCCGAAGGAGGAGCGAGCGCCCGAGCCTGGCGACCCGTTCCACGCGCTGGCCACCTTGGTCGTCGGCGGATCGGCGAAGACTCGCATCCGACTCTGCGCTGGCTGTCGAAAGCTGAAGCCGCACCGCCGGCTGCGCAAGGAGGTCGCCATCAAGCCAGCGGGAAAGCTGGCGGCCCTCCCGTTCTAGGGGAGGGCGTGACGGCGAAGCAACTGGCCAGGAGAGGAGACCCCGAGACGAGCAAGCTGGCGGCCGCGTCGATCCTCGACAGCCTGACCAGTCTGCAGGAGCGGGCGCTGGCGCTGGTCAGGGAGAACCCAGGGAGGATCGCCAGGGAGCTCTCGACCATAGCGATGGACTCGGACCCCAGGACGGTCAACCGAAGACTCGGAGAGCTGGAGCGGGCCGGCAGGATACGGAAGGGCGAGGCCGCTAGGTGCAGGACGACGAACCGTATGTGCTCGACGTGGTGGGTGGCTGGAGAATGATGGCACCGCTAGCCTTGCTAGCTGTCGGAGCTCCAGGGCATGATGCCCATCGGAGAGATCCCGTGCACCTAGTCGAAGAGATACGAGCGCAGGCCGAGCGGTTTGCACAGAGTCACCTGGCCGGCGGCGACGAGCCCGCGCTGGTCACGCGCATCGATCACCCCGAGCTCCCCGGCCAGTTCACCTGGATCCTTGAGCAGCGCGGCGAGGCCGTCGTGCTGATCGTGGTTGACGCCGACCACGTCCTAGAGGAGACGTCGAAGGTGAACGTGCGGGCCGACCTTCTCGCCGAGGGGATCCGCCGAGCAGCTCGCTGCGTGTACCTCGACCCGCACCTGGCCGGCCACCTCCGCGCAGCTCTGGCGAGGTCGAGCTAGGCGTGGCCCGAAAGAAGACGCCGGCCAATCCTGACGGCTACCAGTTCGTCAGCGCCGACCCGCCCTGGAAGATGAACAACTACGGACTGGCGAAGCACGGCGCAGCTCGCAGCCACTACGCCCTGATGACCCTCGACCAGCTCAAGGCCGTCGAGCTCCAGCCGCTCCTCGCGAAGAACTGCCTGCTGGGCCTTTGGTCGCTGGGCACGAAGGAAGCCGAGGGTGCGCACCACGAGCTCGCGGCCGCCTGGGGTTTCCGCCTGACGACGCGGCTGCTGGTCTGGATCAAGGCGAACAGGAAGTGCACCGGCTGCAAGCACGACTGGGACGCGCACGAGCCCGACCCGTGGAACACTCCCGGCCGCTGCTCCGTGGTCAACCGCAAGGGCGACCGCTGCCCGTGCCTTTGCCTCGGGCTTAATCCTCACTTCGGGCCTGGCTGCTACACCGGGCAGAACGCCGAGGTGCTCTGGCTCGGAGTGCGCGGCAGCGGATTCTCCAAGGGCCGAGCTCGGCGGGATGTCCGCTCGGTGCTGATCGCGCCGATGCCGACCTACGCCGGCACCGCGAAGAAGAAGCACAGCGCCAAGCCCGGCGAAGCCTACCGGCGCATCGAGATCCTCTGGCCAGAGCTGAAGCGCCTGGAGCTCTTCAGGCGAGGCGAGGCGAGGCCGGGCTGGGACGCTGCCGGCGACCAGGCCGACGGCGGCATCCCGGTGGCTGGACTCAGGGCGCCGACCCAGGGCGCCACCACCTAGCACGACGCTGCCACCAGGTAGCCCTCTCGCTTCGAGCGAGCGCCCCAGGGCGACGATCTTGGGCCGTGCGCCTAATCAGGCGACCGCGACAGGCCGACGCTCTGGCGAGCTCTGAGGCGCCCGACTTGCCTGGCCTGCCGGCCTGGGTTTTGAAACTAAAGAAACTTGCCAGCGGAACGAACCGGATGGCCAAGGGATCTAAGGCGCCCGCGATGAGCTCACCTAACCCCGGCAATTTTACTGGGTTTAGGCCAAAGCGACTCACAATCGACGGCACGCAGCCAGCCCCACCGCGACGGGGCTGGGGCCGATGAATCGAAAGCGGCCGATGCACAGTGTGCTTATATGTGCCCCATGTAACCGGGGATCCTAGACTTACGACGCCGGCCTGGTGGAACGGAAAGCGTTCAGATTCTGACAGGCGAGGGCGGCCCCAAAACAATCTCGCTACTAAATAAACTTAGTAATGGACACGAGCGGACCCGGTCGGTTACCTTCCTGAAGTGAAGAGCAACGCGAGCAACCCGGAGACGACCATGACCAACGCAACGAAGACCGCCACCGTCCGTGGCAACACGATCACCGCCGCCGACGTCGAGGCCGTCATGGACCGCTTCGACGCCGAGGGCGAAGCCGCCGTGCTGGAGGCCGAGGGCTTCCGCCGCTCGACGACCTACTGGCTGCGCGGCGCCCGCTCGCACCGGGCCTACCCCTCGAAGGCTGTGCTGTGTATCGCGGCCGGCCTGACCTCGGCGCAATACTTCGGCGGCGCCGACCACACCGTGCGCGTCCTGACGCAGCTCGGCTTCGTTGTGACCAAGGGCAAGCAGGCCGTGCGCACCGCCGGTATCGACGCGCTCCGCGCCGAGATCGTCGCGGCCGGCAACGCCGACCCCGTGCCCGCCTGGGACGAGGTCGCCAAGGCCGGCGTCACTCCCACCGCCTACTTCGCCTCGGGCAGCAACAGCCCCAACGTGATCCGCGCCATGGCCGCTCGCCACGTCAACGTCGGCGTGGCCGCCCCCGAGCTCCGCAGGGTCTGCCGCTTCTGCGGCTCGAAGAAGGGCGGCCGCAAGACGAGCTGCGAGCACACCGCCGAGGCCGCCCTGGTCGCCCTCGCCGGCACCGACATCCTCGTGTTCTGCGACAGCGGCGCCTTCAGTGAAGTCAAGTTCAACCCGAGCACCTTCGGCTTCGACGTCGTCAAGCCGATCACCGACGCCCGCTGGAACGAGATCATGGCCCTGTATCTTCGCCTCGCCAACGGCCTCGGCTCGCAGCTCTTCGTTGTGGCGCCCGACCAGGTCGGCTCGCAGGCCGTCACGCTTGAGCGCCTCGCCCGCTACAGCGAGCAGCTCAACCGGATCGCCGACACTGGCGCCCGCGTCATGGTCGTCGCCCAGAAGGGCGAGCTGTCCCAGGCCGACTTCTACGTGGCCGCCGTCGAGGCCGCTGGCCTCACGGGCCGTCAGAACGTCGTGGCCGGCCTGCCCTGCAAGAAGGCAGCGACGTCGGCCGAAGAGGTCGCCGCCTTCGTGAGCGCCACCGCAGCGCCCCACGTTCACCTCCTGGGAATCGGGCCGGCCTCGAAGAAGGTGGCCGACTACTTGCGCCCCTTCGCCACGAGCACCGCCAGCGTCAGCCTCGACTCGTGCTGGGTCAAGGGCAACGTCGGCCGCACCAACGGACCCGGCAACGGACCCCGCCGCCACACGAAGAACCAGGACGCGGCCGAGGTCGTGCTGCTCGCCGCCGGCCTTATCTCGAAGATCGGCACCAAGGTCGCCAGCGAGATCGCCCTGAAGATCGAGCTGGCCCTGGCCGTCGCCTTCGGCGCTCCGCTCCCCGCCGCTGAGCTCGCCCGCGTGCAGCTCCGAGGTCTCTGGAAGCGAGCCCGCGCTGGCGCCCAGGTCGCCGTCGAGCTCGTCGCCGAGCTGCTCCCCTTGGTCCCCGAGGCCCGCCCGCACTTCGTCGCCTTGGGCCTTGCAGCGTAAGGGCTTGGCTACTTACCAAACTTAGTGCTGGACAGCGGCCGGCCCCGTCGGTTACTTTCCAACCTCGAAGCAACGAACAACCCACCGGAGACAACCATGACCAGCATTGAAACGACGACCCGACAGGCGCAGCGCAGCGGCGACATTGTCGCCGAGACCATGGCCCGCCTCCGCAGCGGCGTCGTCTTCTTCGCCGACCACAGCGCAGAGACCTACTTCGGCGCCATGCTCGCCGAGCTCCCACGCATGAACAGCCAGACCTTCCCCGAGTTCTTCGCCGAGCTCACCGCGAACTACAACGCCGCGCTCGCAGCTCGCAAGGCGACCGAGGCCGAGCAGGCTGACTTCGCTCGTCGCCGTCGCCTGTCGGCCGGCGAGTGCACCCGCTGCGCGAACCGTGGCAAGATCACCGTGCACGTCCCCAGCGGTAACGCCATGATCGACGACGGCATCCGCACCTGCCCGAGCTGCAACGGCAAGGCGCCCGAGGTCACCCTGCCGTTCACCGCCGAGGAGCTCGCCGCCCACGCGCAGAAGCGCGACCGCTGGGGCAACAGCTTCCGCACCGTGATCGAGGCGGCCGCCCTCGCCGAGGCCCGTGAGCTCTTCGCCGACTGCGTCAGCTCGGCCGAGGCCCTCGCCCGCAGCACCGGCCGCACGCTCGGCGCATTCACCGACGCGGCCCGCGTCACCAAGGGCGCCCGCGTCCGCTTCGACCGCGTGAAGCGCGCCCGCTTCGTGACCTTCGACGGGAGCGGCGACCGAGTCGCCGATGGCACCGAGGGCTGCGTGACCTGGGTGAGCGGAGACCGTGACCGCTTCGGCGTCACGACCGACGATGGCCTGGTCTTCTTCACCGCCTCGAAGAACCTGGGCGGCGTCGCCCTGAACGGCTGGCAGCGCGTGCTCAAGCTGGACGCCGCGAGCCTCGCCAAGGTCGAGGCCGTCAAGGTCTACGAGACCACCGCGAGCGTCGAGCGCGGCGACAAGGTGACCGGCGGCACGAGCCGCGAGGGCGTCGAGAACACGAAGAGCCTGAAGGTCTTCTGGGTCGGCCCCGACCGCAAGAGCGGCCGGCAGCGTTTCGGCTGCGGCAAGACCGCGAAGGGCGGCCCCTTCTGGGGCTACTCCGACGAGCTCAAGGGCGGCGCCTAGTGGCCGTCCTGGCCTGGGTCTGCCCTCGCGAGTAGGCTAGCCTGGGTGAAGCGTCTCACCCCTTCCGAAGGACTAGCACCGGATGATCGAGCAAGCCATCGCCGCACTGGCCGCGAGCGGACCCCTGGCAATCCTGATGGCCATCGTCATCAAGGTCTTGTGGTCGAAGCTGACCGCCGTGCAGAAGCAGTACGAAGGCGACCCTGGAGACGCGAAGAACCCAGCGAAGCCCGGCCGCATCGCCGAGCTCGTGAAGGCCGCGCAGGAGCGCGAGGATGCGATGCGAAAGAATTACGAGAAGCGGCTGGACGCGGAGCGAGTCGAGCAGCGTAAGGTGATGGATGAACTTCTCAACACGCTCCGAGGTATCAGTGAACCACCAGCAGCAGCATAGGAGTAGCGTGATGCTTGCACCAAACCCGGCGGCCGTCCCAGACTTCGATCCTTCGGAGAGCACCGAGCACGTCCGCGAGAAGGTGCTGGCCAAGCTTGCCGAGATCCGCCAGCGAGCGAGCACCGGCCGCCTCCAAACTGACAGCACGCTCTTCAAGCTGAAGGCGAAGCTGACCGAGATGGGAAGCACCGACGACGTGAAGCGGCGCAACGGATACCTGCGAGCTGCCGCTGCGCCCGCACCGGCCGAGCTCGACGAGGAGCTGCCCGACGCGATCCCCGACCCTGTCGCTGGCGAAGGGTAGCATCGCCCCTCAACAGGAGAGAAGCATGCCCGACCAAGACCCGGCCACGATCCTCATCAACAAAGCCATCGCCGAGACGACCGAGGCCCTGGCCGACGGCATTGGCGTCGCCGACATCGCGCTGCTCGTGAAGAACGGCGTGGAGATCGCCGAGCAGCTCGACGACGTCCCCGGCCCGAAGAAGCGCGAGCTGGCGCTGGCCTATGCCGGCGAGCTCCTCGACGAGTTCTGGGGCAAGGCGACGCCGGCCATGCTCGAAGGCATCGCCAAGATCGACATCCCCTGGGTGCCCGAGGGCGTCGAGGCCGCAGTCATCGATCCGCTCATCGCGGCCTACGCGCCCGACCTCCTGCGACACTTCGCGAAGCTGGCGCTGCCCAGTCTTATCGACCTGGTCATCAGCGCCACGCGCGGCGAGATCAAGGTGAACCAGGCCGAGTGATCGACCCGCGCGAGCTCAAGGGCGTCGCCACTGCGCAGCTCGTCGAGGCGCTGCTGCACAGACTCGCCACGCAGCTCGCGGTCGAGGGCGACGTGCTCGTGAGCAAGCCGCTGTCGGAAGCCCTGGCCGCGCTCGCTGCGCTGCCTGCAGTCCGTTGCGACCGCTGCACGAAACGCTGCGCCCTGGACTTCCTCGACGTCACCGAGATCAAACGCAACCCAGTCACCGCCGAGAAGACCGAGCTGCGCTACACTGCCTGCCCGAGCTGCTACAAGGAAGCGAACAAATGAAGAAGCTGCTGCTGCCCCTACTCCTGCTCCTCACCGTCGGCTGCTACACAGCTCCCCAGGAAGCCCTCGACCTGGTGAACGACAGCATCGCAGTCACGGCCGGCCACGCTGCCGACCCGAAGAACGAGCTGAGCCCGCTGGCTGAGTCGGCATTCCTCGCGGACCACGACGCCTGGCAGAAGGTTCGGAAGCTGTGCTGGGGCGTCGAGGTCTCGCCCGAGGTGCAGGCCCGCACCGACGCACGCACACCGGCCGGCGACGAGTGAGCAGGCTGGAGAAGGCCATCGCCCGACGGATCGCCAGGGCGAACCGCGAGGGCACGAGCTCCTACGCCCAGGGCAACGCGACCCAGGCCGGCGCCATGGCTCGACTCCCCTACGTTCAGAAGCTGGCCGACCGTCGAGCAGCGAAGAGCGGCAAGGTCTACGTGCACGGACTCGGCGACATCAGTCTGCCCGAGGGCGTGACCGTCGAGGAATTCCAGCGCGAGGTCGAGGCCATGCAGGCACGGCTCGCACACGAGGCCCAGGCACAAGGAGCGGAAGCATGAGCGTAGGCGAAGCACTCATCACGGCGATCAACACGGCCGGCGACAAGCTGGTGGACGGACCAGGCCGCGACCTCGTGGCCGACCTAATCGAAGACGGCACGGCCGCGACGGCGAAGTTGCCCGAGGAGCTCCGCGAACCTGCGAAGGTGGCGCTGCTCGCCCTGGCCGAGCCGGCAGTGATCGACGCGACCGCGAACATCACGAAGGTCGCCCTGGGCAAGGTCGTCGGATTCTTCGCCAGCGGAAGCGACGAAGACCTGAAGGACGCCGAGCGGATCTACATGGCGACCGAGGCCGGCACCCAGGAGCGTATCGACTTCCAGAACGCAAGCGGCGACAGCGCCGAGCTCCTCTATGCGAAGCGGTCGGCCGAGTGGGATGCCCTGGTCGAGGTCTTCACCCGCATCGGGAAGGTCGCGCTGTCAGCTCTCGCCACGATGGCGCTCGGAGCTCTCGGCCTCTAACGAAACAGTGATGGGCTTTGGTCGGCCTGTCTCTCCGGGGGCGAGCCCCGACTGGCTAACGCTGGTCGGGGCTTTCCTTTTGTCTGCTCGGCTTGGTATGCTAGCCTTGCTAGCACCGCTAACAAAGGAGAGACCCATGACCAACCCGATGAGAGTCACCGACGAGAAGCTGGGCCGGCTGACCCAGAGCAAGCAGCCACTGATGCGTTCTCTGGCCGAGGAGTGCAAGCAGGCAAGGGAGCGCGGACTGATGCCTACCGTTGACCTCGCGGCGCAGCTCACGACGAACCGCATCCCCGTCGATATGAAGGATGGCACCTACGTCGCGGTGCCCGAGGGCGGCCTGATCGTTGCGGCCTGGACGCCAGGGGAAGGCGGCCGAGGGAAGACGACACAGGTGCACCTCACGATGCGCGTGCCCGAGCTCGGCGCTAGCTTCGTTCACCGCATGAAGAGCGGCCCAGGCGTTGACCAGCTCATCCGTCTCCTCGCGGAATACCGTGGCGAGGTCTGGCCCGGCTACCAGGGCGTCGAGGTCAAAGCATGACCGACAAACCAAGCGCAGCAGCGCGAGCTGCCGACAGTCTCTGGTCAGCGACCAGGCCAATGCACACGGGCGACCTCGGCTACTACCGCCACGGCTTCGAGGATGGCGTGGCCTGGGCCGAGGAGAACCGACAGGCCGAGGCCGTCGAGCTCGTGGATGAAGTGTGCAGGCAGGCACGCGAGACGGCCGAGCACGACGCCAGGCCCGAGACGATGCCGGCCGCGTGGCTGGTCGTCAACGCACCCGACCACGTCATCCGATACGTCGCCGAGATGGCGAACGCCGCGACAGCTCGCGAGCTCCTGGGTGGCGAGCTCCCCAAGGAGGAAGAGCCGGCCCCGCTGCTGACCAAGCAAGAGGTGAGTGCCATGCGCCACGCGCTCGGAGCCGACAGCCGCCGCCCAGGCTTCCGCAACTACTACAACGCCGACGAGGGCGACGAGCTCATGCAGGGCATGGTTCGGAAGGGCATGATGTTCCGAGCTGGTGGAGTGCCTGGGGGCTCCACGAACTTCAGCGTGACCGACCAGTGGCGCCTGATGATCCTCGGCGGAAGAGCATGAGCAGGGCAGCAGAGGCGACGCGCGATCCCATCTGGGTCGTCGAGTCTCGGAAGATCCTGCCGAGGCCCGACTGCTCCTGGGAGTGGTGCACCGAGTGCGAAGGATTCTACCGCCACGCAGAGGACACCTGCCCGCACGGCGAAGAGGGTGCGCTGGATGCGGCCGAAGCGCACAGGCGCGACAGCGAAAGCTTCTACGTTACGTGGCGCGGAAGCGGCGCCATCTTCCTCGACCGCGACACGGCCGAGACGTGGGTGAGTCGGCGGCCGCACCACTACCCCGACGGCGCCCGCGTCTTCTGCTTCGCCCTCGCGATGGAGAGCCCGCTGCGTGAGATCCTCAACGAGCTCGCGAGCGAGGTGCAGCCGTGAGCTGGCGCAGCGCCCGCGAGCTCCTGGGGATGGATCCAGACTGGTCGGCCCATCCGTGCGTGCCCTACTGCGTGGACTCGTGCCCGAGCCACGACGGCAAGAGGTGCGTGAAGATCGGGCACCGGCCGCCGAGTCTGTGCGAGCCGATGGTGCAGCGCATGGGCGAGCTCCTCGACGCGGCCGAGGAGCTCGGAGCCAACTGCAGCAACGGGCACGCCGCCTACCATTCTGGATGCACTCCGTGCAGGAAGAGGGCGACGCGAGAGTGATGGCGCCGGCCTACCGCGTGCACGTCGAGCACGTCGGAGTCGCCAGGCACGAGCGCGACGAGCACGGCCGGCTCTTCTTCCCGCGCTGCGAGAGCACGAAGACCGACTGCCGCGCGAGACCCGACCACGTCGCACGCTTCACGCGCTTCGGCCCGTGCCGCGAAACCTTCACACGAGTCTGCCGATACCACGCTGAGGAGCTGACCCAATGAGCCGACGATCTTCGTTTGAACAACTGGCCACAGAGGTCGAGATATTCGACAACGACGGCCAGGCCATCACGACCACGGTCTGGGACAGTGGCGCCTGTTACGCCATCGTTGTCGATACGTCCGCAAGGTTCACGAGCTCGCACGCTGGCGACCTGCCGAGCGGCCATCCGGTGGTCAGGATTATCCGCGTGGACGGATCGCAGGGGACGCCCAAGAGCGTCGAGCTAAAGAGCCTCCGAGTCATCGGCCTCGTGCACAAGCTGCTCGGCGAGATCCTCGCGCAAGGGGCCGAGTGATGGCCGACCCCTTCGAGACCGACCGACCACGCTGCAGCTCGCCGGAAATTCCCGCGCAACCTGGTCAGGAGAAGTAAGAAGCTAAGCGCAGCGCATCGTTTTTTTTGAGCTGACGCCCTGGGGCGCTCGGCTTCCATGGCGCGACGGCCGTGGCCAAGCAGACCGTCACCGGCTCGCGAGGTGGGAACGCTGCACTGGCCAGCATGCTCACGGCGCTCGCGACGCTCGGCCTGATCGTGGATAGTTCGACGGCGTAGACCGTCCGACCTGCTACACTCGCAGGCGAAGCGAGAGATGCAGAACGATGCAAAAGGATGCAAGCACGGCTAGCACAGCTAGCCGAGTAAGCGAGTGAGTGACGCAGGCGAGCAGGCGAGCATGCTGCCTGCAGGCCCCGCCACGACAGGCCCCACGCCTGTCGTGGTAGCGCGGCTAGCAGAGCTACCAGAGGAGCTCGACCCGCGTGACCGACTGACGGCCGTGCAGCTCCAGGCCCTGGCCTACCTGCTGCAAGGGAAGACCAAGGGCGAGACCGCCGAGCTGGTCGGCCGGAAGCGCAACCGGATCACGGTCTGGTGCAACAGGGATGAGAACTTTAAGGAGGCTTACCGCGAGGCGCTCGCCGACGTACGCGGCGCGACGGTGCCGCTGCTGGTAGACGGCTTCCGCCAGGGCGTCACCGAGCTCGTGCTGCTGCTCAACAGCGCCGACCCCGAGCTGCGCATGAAGGCGGCCGCGCACCTCACGAAGCTGTACCGGCCCGAGCCCATCAGCGAGGTCGTCGCCGACGCGGCCGTGGAGGATCACGAGGCCGAGTGGTTGCGCCTCAACACCCAGGCCGGCCAGGCATTCCTTCCTCACGAGATGCAACTGCAGGCGATCAACTGCCTGGCCCGCTACCTCGTGCTGGTTGCTGGCGTGCAGTCAGGCAAGACCGCGTCGGGCGCTCGAAACTTCTGGCGCCGGATCCTCGCGGAAGACAACCCGCACGCGACCTACTGGATGGTCGCACCGACGACTGGCATCGGCCGAGTCATGCGCCGGCACTTCGTGAGCGTCGCGCCCAAGGGCTGGCTACCGAATCCCGAAGGAGCTGGCGCCGACTTCGAGAAGACCTGGATTCTGAAGAACGGCGCCCGCGTCGAATTCCACAGCGCGAACAAGGCGACGAACCTGGTGGCCGAGACCGTGAGCGGCGCATGGCTCGACGAGTTCACCATGATGAAGAGCGGCACCTGGCACGTCTCTCTTCGAGCTCGGCTGGCGACGACGAGCGGCTGGGCAGTCTTCACGGGCACGCCTCGCGGACCTAACTGGGGCTTCGAGGATATTTGGCGGCGCACCCAGGCCGACGACGACCTATACGACACGAAGGGCGACTGGGTCGGCTTCACCTGGCACAGCTCCGAGAACCCGCTGATTTCCACGCGCGAGGTCGAAGACGCGAAGAGCACGCTGCCCGATGCGTTCTACCGTCGAGAGTGGGAGGCGAGCTGGGAAGCATTCCACGGGCAGGTATTCCCCGACTTCACCAAGGGGCAGCACGTCTTCAACCTGGAGACAGTGCTGCAGCGGAAGCACGAGGGCGAGCTGATCGACGCGGGAGTGGACTGGGGATACGGCAAGCCCGGCGCCCTGGTCGTCGGCCGCTACGCAATGAGCGGAGCCTGGGACGTCTTGCACGAGGTGCACGAGGCGAAGCGGCTGGAGGATTGGTGGGTCGAGAAGTTCAAGGCGGCGCACCTGAAGTTCGGCATCGATACCTTCTGGTGCGACTCGGCCGAGCCCGACCGAATCACTGGAGCTCGGCGGAAGCTGCGAGCCTGGGCGCGAGAGCTCGGGATCCCCGTGCCCCGAGTGAAGTCAGCGAAGAAGCAACGCTGGGAAGGGATACGCCACTGCGCCAAGCTCTTCAAGGCCGAGGAGATGGTGCGCGTGCACCGAACCTGCGAGGTGCTGACGGCGCAGCTCCAGGGATACAAATTCAAAGAAGACCGCCAGGGCGACGACCTCGACGAGATCGAGAAGGGCAACGATCACACGGTGGATGCATTCCGTTACATGGTCTTCACCCGACACAAGGCCGGCCGGCAGCAGGGCGGCGTCGTCATGGGATCCGCCTGACCGACGCGGCGAGTAGACTGGCGCGAGGAGAGAACCATGACCAACAGCATCCACGAGCTCAAGACCTGGCCCGGCCCCTTCGCCGCAGCGAAGAGCGGCGCGAAGACCTACGAGATACGAGTGGCCGACCGACGCTACGCCACCGGGAACTTCCTGGTGCTGCGCGAGTGGACGCCGGCCGCCGACCCGACCGAGGCCGGCAGCTACACCGGCAGCTTCTCGGTCTACCTCGTGACGCATATGACCGAGGGCGGCGCCTGGGGGCTCCCGGCCCAGCTCGTGGTTCTCGGGATAAAGAACATCCCCATCCTTCAGATCCTCGCCGGCAGTCCGCTCGGCGAGGTCGTCGGGAGGATCGCCCACCTGGCCCTCGCCCACCTCGACGCGGCCGAGCTCGACCGCTACATGAAGCGCGGCCGCGAGCTCCTCAGCCTGGAGCCCGAGGCCGAGGCCGAGCCTGGCGACGAGGAGCTGGAGCTGATCCAGGCCGAGGGCTGCGCAGGGTGCCCAGTCTGCACGAGCTCGGGCGACGGCCGCCCTGGCATGCCTCACGGGCGGATTCGTTTTAACTGACGCCCGCCTCGTGTATGCTGCCGAGACAACCCAAGCCAGGAGGAACCCATGGCACTCGACGGAACCATCACCACGGTCAGCTCTCAAGACGTCGGCGACGGCGAGCTGAAGGTGCTAGACATCCAAGGCCCGAGCAGCTACACCATCGGCGGCGAACTGCTCGGCCGCGACCTCACGCGCCTGCGCGTCGGCGCGAGGATCGACCTGGCCGAGGGCAAAGCACTCGACCCGGCGAACGGCTACGCGAAGTGGGACGAGGCCACGGCCACGCTCAAGTTCTACACGGCGGCCGACGTCGAGCAGGGCGCCATCGATCTTAGCGCCGACGTCTACCGCGTCGCGCTCCAAGGTCGCTAAGAAATTCTGAGATTGTCGTGACACACGAAGGGGCACCGCTATCCCCCGGCCTCTTCGTGTGCGCGGCTTTGAGGTGAGGCGCGATGGCTCTGGTTCTGGAAATAGATAACGACTTCCACGCCCGCCTCCTTGAGGTGGCCGGCGGCGACAAGGTCGAGGCGAAGCTGCTGCTGCGCTCCGCGCACCGTGCGACGAGGTCGGCCGCCCAGCTCGGCGGCAGCTATGACTTCGACAACTTCACGCTGAACCATTTCCGCAGCAGCCTCAGCGGAAACTACGGCGACCTGTTCCGCGACGCGCAGAAGCTGAACGACCAGGAGCTGGCGCTGGAGCCGAGGCGCATGGCCTTCCAAGGTGTGCCCGACTCAGTGCGCGAGGAGCACTCTGCGTTCTGTCTGCTCATGTACCAAGGCAAGCAGATCCGCTTCCTCGACAGGCACCCAGGCGAGACGCCCGAGGCATTCGCGAACCGGCCGCGCAAGACGGCGGTGAACATCACCCGCGTCATCGTCAACGCCCTCAGCAGACTCTACGCAGCTCGGCCAGCTCGCAAGCTGGCCGAGACGACGGCCGACGAGATTAAGACCGCGCTGGTCGGCGACAAAGAGCTGGGCGTGCCCGGCATCTGGTCTGACGATTACGATATGGAGCTGCTCGAAGCCGACCGATACACGCGCCTCGAAGGCACGACATCGGTGCGGCCCTTCTACGACGACGAGACGCCAGGCAGTATCAAGCTGGTCGTGTTCCACAGCCACCAGCTCCGAATCATTCCGAACCCCGCGAAGCCCTGGAAGCCCAAGGCAGTCATTGAACGGCACAGCCCCTTCGAGGGAGAAGGCCAGATCATCATCTGGACAGAGAAGAGTTTCCTGCAGCTCGACGCGGACGGAAGCGTAGACCCGAGCAGCGGCCCGCACAGCATGGGCAGGATCCCGCACACGTTCTTCCGCGACAGCAAGGCGCCCACCGGCAGCTTCTTCGTCGAGGGCCGAGGCCGTGGACTGTGTGACGCGAACGCCGTGGTGAACGCGAAGCTGACCGACCTAAACGAGGTGTATCAGTACCAAGGTTTCGCCGTGCCCGTGGTCACCAACTACGACGGCGCCGACGAGCTCATGCTGGGACCACGCCGGCCGATTGAATTCAAAGACATCGAGAACGGCCAGCCTCACGGCGTCGAGTTCGTGGCACCGCCCTCGAAGCTGGGCGAGCTCCGCGCCGAGGTCAACGCCGACATCGATATGCAGTTTAAGGTGAACGGCGTGCCGCCGGCCGCGACGGGCGCACCGATCAACCAGCGCAGCTTGAGCGGCACGAGCATCCAGCAGAGCATGCGGCCGCTCCTTGAAGACTTCGAGGAGCGTGCGCGGCTCTTCACCCCTTACGACTTGGACCTGGCCGACAACGCGCTGAGCGTTCGCGCCGAGCATGACAACGGCTTCGAGTACGACCGAGCGTCACAGCGGCCGGCCTACCAGGTGGACTATCAAGAGCCCACCTTCCCGCTCGACACGGACAGCCGCATCAAGGGCGAGTCGCACGACATCGGGAACGGCATGCGAACGCAGCCCGAGATTATGATGGAGCAAGACCCCGACCGCTTCCCCACAATCGAAGACGCCATCCTGCAGTGGAAGAAGAACCTGGAGCTGCAACGGAACAACACGCTGCCCGAGGAGACGGCCGGCGCCGAAGAGGTCGAGGGCGAAGACCTCACCGAGTCGCTGACCTCGCCGGCCGCGCTGACCGAGGGCGCGACCGACTGGGTGGATGCCGAGCTCGCCGAGCTGCGCGAAGGAAGGGACGGCCCCGCCGTTGACTTCCTCGCGGCCTTCGCTCGCGGCAAGATCCAGGCGTGAACGTGGAGGAGCAGACACCCCTCGACGGCACCGACCTCGTGCAGCACTTCGAGAAGATCCTGGCCGCAGGCAGCGGCCTCGCCCGAGCTCGACGAGCTGCGCCACCGAAGACCGACGCGCAACGCACCGCGACCTCGAAGCGGCGAGCCGACCGGCGACGGAAGAAGCTGGCGCGGCGACGCAACCGCAGGTAGACTCCCCGAGCTATTGGCGACCAGCAAGACGTGCACGGCCTCGGCCGCCGCAGTCTTCAGTCAAGCGCCCGCTTCGAGCTGGTCAGAGAAGGCGAGGGTGTGCGGCCTAGTGTAAGTTCCCGAAGCTCACGGGAACCCAACCGCACGAAGAGCTAGAGAAGCCCAGGCTTAACCGCCTGGGCTTTTCGCTTTCCTTGTCGGAGCTCGCCGGCATCATGGCCCTCGAAGCGAGGAACCCATGCGAGCTCTGTTTGTAACTGCCGAAGGATACGACGGCCCCGAGCCGACGCTGGAGCTGGAGCTGCACGACGGCGTGCTGCGCCTGGCCCTGGGCGAAGACGGCAAGAGGATCGGCCGCCTGGAGCTCGGCTACCATGACGCCGGCAGTCTGCTCCGCTGGCTGCGCATGGCCTTCCCGAACGCCGAGGCGAACGTGACCGGCCTGCGCTGCCAGGTGTGCGGCCAGCTCGCGACGGTCAACCTGCACCTGCTCGGCGCCGAGGGCAGCGGCCACTGGTGCGCCTCGTGTGCGCCGGCCGAGAAGCGAGCCGAGCACGAAGCGAACGCAGCCCGAGGAGCTCGGCCGCACGAGCAGCTCGCGCACGTTGACGGCGTGAGCTACTACCTGCGCTCGGCCTACGGCATGAAGCCCGACGAGATCGCCGAGGCGCTGCGGCTCCACCCCTACACGGTGGCCACGGCCGCGAGCTCGGGCATGACGGTCGAGGCCGTCGCCGTCGCCGTTCACGAGCGGATCACCAGCGCGAGCGCCCGCCTGCGCCTGGAGCAGGCGGCCGCCCAGGACGGCAGCGCCCTGGCGGGAGACCCTCCACGGTAAGGACTTAGGAACTTCCTGCCTGCTGGAAACTTAGTGCAGGATTTAGTTCTGGAAGCGGCCGCATCCTGCTGTAGACTCTGGGTATGAAGAGCACAGCAAAGAACACGAAACTGACCAAGACCATGCAGGCCGCCCTGGCTTCGATCTACGAAGGCACCGGCCACGGCGTCGGCTCGAAGGGCCTGACCAAGAGCACCGCCAACGCCCTCGCGCGTCGCGGCCTGGTCACTCTCGGCTACATGATGCAGCCTGGCTTCGAGCGGAAGATTCGCTGGGCAATGCTCGCCGACTCCTACGTGGCCGACTACATTGCGCCGTACTTCACGAGCGACGCCGAGGCGAGCGCGGCCTGGGCGCAGTTCGCGATTGACAACGCGAAGCACCAAGCCGAGCAGACCACGCGCGTCGTCGAGCGTGCCCGCGCGTCGCGCGTCGCCGCCGGCAAGGTCACCGACGCCGCCTGGGAGATCACCGCCCGCGAGCTCGTCGCCGAGCACGGCTGGCTGAAGATCGACCGCGCCATGGACGCCAAGGGCGTCGCCAAGTACTAACCCACCACCACCCACCACCACCCCGGAGAAGACCATGACCGACCAGAACCGCACCGCCCACGACTTCAGCAACCTCGACGCCGACGAGGCCGAGTACGCTGCCCGCGCCCTGGAGCGCGGCGAGCTGACCAGCCCCGAGCTCACGGCGACGGCGCCCTGCGCGTACCCCGCCGACGCCGAGGGCGAGCACGACCACGACGCATGCGCCGACGCGGCCGAGGAGATCGAGGCCGCCGAGCTCGCGGAGAAGGCCGAGGCGCACCGACGTATCGCGGCCGAGCACGACCAGGCCGCCCGCGACAGCTTCGAGCGGAGCGACACGGGCGGCGCCCTCAGCCAGTGGGGCTCGGGCCTCAACGCGCAGCTTGAGCGCACCCGCGCCGAGATCGCCGAGGCCGGCGGCACCTCCACCTTCCTCGGCCTCTTCGTTGCCGCGACCGGCGAGCGCGTCCGCGCCAAGCTGATCGAGCAGGCCGACCGCTTCGCCGGCTACGGCACCAAGCTCACCTGGTTCGTGCTCGACGCCGAGGGCAAGACGGTCGGCTACGTGCCGCACAGCAAGGGCACCAAGCGGTCGAAGATGGGCAAGCTGGGCCTGGAGACGCGAGAGGAGCAAGCGCCCGCAGCGGCCTGCCACAAGGGCAGCGGCACCGGCCTCGCTGGCGCGTGCTCGGTCTACGTCAAGGTCTTCCGCACCGACGACGGCTACCCCGCCGAGGCCATTGACTTCGACGTGAGGGGATAAGGCCATGCCCTGCCCGAACGACCCAGACCAGACGAGCTCGGAGAAGGCCGCGTACCACTGCTGCCACCTGTGCCACGGAGGATGGTGCGAGGTGCACCGCGAGAGCTACGACGTCTGCCCGTGCGACGCCGAGCCGACGCCGGCCGACCCGAGGCCCGACCCCAGGAAGGGATCGGTGCGGGAGTGGCGCGAGAATATGCGCGAGGTCCGCGAAGCCTCGGCCGACGTGAAGCGCCTGGAGCGCGAGCTGTCCGCAGCGAAGGCGGCGCTGGCGGCGCTGCCCATCTTCTACACGGCGGCCAGCAGCCTCGACCCGACAGGCCAGCCCTACACCTGGGCCGAGCTGGTCGAGCTCGCAGAGCACCACAGCCTCGGCGAGCTGCGCGAGCTGAACGACGGCCGCGTGGTGAGCGCGAGCTGGGATCCAAACTACGACCCCGACCCCGAGGTGCTCGCGACCAGAAGGAGCTCGAAGTGAGCGGCCCGCTGCGCCATCGGAGCTGGCGCGAGATCCAGAGGGCGAAGCTGCGGAAGGAAGACACGAGGAAGCGGGCGGCGCGTCGAGCTGCTCGGAAAGCAAAGCGGGAAGCCGACGGCGGCGAAGGGTAGACTGGCGGCATGGCGAAGAAGAAACGCAAGCCCGGCCAGATCAAGGCCGACGAGTACCTGGAGGCGGCCGACAATCTGCTGGCCGACTTCGAGGGAAGCATGGCCACCTCGCGCGACGAGGTGGCGCCGATCCGCCTGCAGCTCGCGGCCGCAGTTCGCGAGGCCGGCGCGGCCGCGCTCGCGAAGATGCAGACGGCGAAGGTCGGGCGCACCCGGATCCTCATCCCGACCTCGAAGAACGCGAAGGCCGCCCTGGGATCCAGCGAGCGGATAAAGGAACGCTTCAGCAAGTTCGAGCTGAAGTGGCTGAGCAAGAGCGACGTGAAGCGCCTGGTGACTGACGGCTTGACCAAGGCCGAGGCCGGCCAGTTCTTCCGGCACAGCCAGCGGCTCGCTCGAAACTCGCGCATGTTTCTAGAGCGCCTCGGCGAGCTGGAGCCGAGTCTGCAGGAGGAGATCGACGCGACGCTGCGGCAGCTCGAAGATAACAAGCTGGACATCACGAAGCTCAACGTGAAGAGCTGGACGAATATGCAAGAGACGCTGATGCGAAACGTCAACGGCCGGCAGACCAGGGCGGCGACTGGCGACGCCGTGCAGACGTTCGACATCAACCGCAACCTGTTTAACCTCTCGCTGCTGGAGCACCCGAAGGGCGTGGCCCGAGAGATCCTGGCAAACTCTGCATCGCGCATGGCCGCCCGCTCGAAGAAGTCGAAGAGCAACCTGAAGAAGCAGGCCCTGGTCTTCGTCGGAGCTGGGCCTGACGCGGTCAGCAAGATGACCCCCGACAGCAGGACGGCCCGCGTGGTCTTCCGGCTCTTCACAGCCAAGCAGCTCGATGACCAGTTCGCGAAGCTGAACACCGGCCGGCAGAATACGAGCTCATGGCGCGGCCTCGGCCTGGGGCACAACAGCCCCGAGTGGTACATCCCCGTGCCGCCCGAGATCGAAGACGAGGTGCGCACCGAGATGCGCAAGCGCCGCTCTGACTTCCTCGCACGGCAGCGCGTCGGCGAGGAGAGCGTGAGCCGAAGCGAGGGCACCCGATGAGGGCGACAGTGGTGAGCGTCAAGGCGAGCACGCTGGCCTCGGTCTACGTCGGCAGCGGCGCCGACGCCTTCGGCCGCCGACTCAGCGGCGCGAGGTGGGGCAACCCGTTCAGCCTCGAAGGGCACCCGCCGACCGAGGCGGCCCGCCTCTACTTCGAGCGCCTGCGCAGCTCGCCCGAGCTGGTCGAGCGCGTGCGCACCGAGCTCGCCGGCAAGCAGCTCGCGTGCGGCTGCGCTGGTCCATGCCACGGCCTGATCCTCGCGGCCCTGGCGAACGGCCGCGAGCTCGAAGAGATCGAGCACGAGTGGCGCGAGGCCGGCCTGCTCGCCGAGCAGCAGGAGCTCTTCGCGTGAAGCGCACCGAGCTCAAGAGAACCGGCGGCCTGAAGAGAACCGGACAGCTCAAGAGGAAGACGCGGCTGAACCCCGTGAACCGCGAGCGGCGAGCGAGGCGAAGGGCCGAGCAGTTCAGCCACCAAGCGGCGAGGTGCAGGACGATGGACTGCTGCGCCTGCGGCCGGCCTGGACCGAGCGACCCGGCGCACGTCCGAAGCCGAGGAGCTGGCGGCCGAGACAAGGGCAACATCGTCCCGCTCTGTCGGCCCTGCCACAACCTGCAGCACGCGAAGGGCATGAAGACATTCGAGGCCGGGCTGAAGGGCGTTAGCCTGCTGGCCGTCGCGTGGTCTATCGCGGCGCAGCTCGAAGCCGAGGGCGTGACGTGGGAGTAGTCCGCGCGGCCCGAGCCTACGGCTGCGTGCACCGTGGCCCTGTCATCGCGAGAGTCGAGTGCACCCGCCCAGGCTGACGCGGCCGGAAGATTCGGGTGAAGGTCTTCACCTGCGGCAAGCTCCTCACCTCGTGCACGTTCAAGCCCCAGGCCGGGCACTCGACCTGCGAGAGCTGCCCTCACCAAGAGGCACCGAGCTCGGCGAAGTGAGGTAGATGGTCGGCCCGTCGTGTATGCTCCCAGGGGACAAACCCCAGGAGGGCACCCATGGGAACGATCACCTACGCACGCGATAAGAACCCAGCCACCAACAGCACCGGCATCGCTACGAGCGGCGAGGCGCGTGAGGATCCGAACGCCCTGGTGGCAATCGCGGCCGGCGCCGGCAGCTTCTACGAGCTGGCCATCAGCGGCGACGCCGACCCATCTGGTGGCGCCGCCATCGTGGAGCTCTTCAGGATCAAGGCGACGCCGACCCTTGGCGCAACCGACCCAGGCCCCATCGGCCTCACCCTTGAGATCACACCCGTCCTTGGCGACGGAAGCGACGGCACCCCCTTCACCGTCCAGCAGCTCGTGCACCCGCAGACCATGAGCGCCTGGCAGACGGCCGCCGGCTTCCCCCCGGTCGCTTAGTTCCTCCGTGCCGCTCGCGGTCAGATTCAGAAAAGGCAAGCACCGCCTGGTCGAGCTCGGCACGGGCGGCGTTGCACTGGGCGCGAACGGCAAGCCGCTCGACCAGGGCGGCGGCAAGGGCGAAGGCGAGCGGAAGCGCCTGGCTAAGCAGGCGACGGCTGTGAACCTCAGCAAGATGGAAGAGGAGCAGCGCATCGTCGAGGCGCAGCGCGAGCACGCGAAGAACGTGCGGGCTGTGCTCGGCAGGAGCTCGAAGAGGGCAAGCATGAAGGAAGACGCGCTGCCAGTCCTGAAGCTGGCCGGGATCGGCTACGGCATCCAGCTCGCCGAGGCCGGCATGCCTGCGGCCCTCGTGGTCGAGAAGCCAGACGACTACGCCGGCAAGGAGTTCCGCTACGCCTCTGGCGACGGCTTCCGCTCGGTGAGGCTGGGCGAGGCGGCCGGCCCATACCGGAACCTGATGAGCCTGCCGCCTCACGTACTCCACGGCCTCGACTCGGCCAGGCTGCGCGAGCTCGGCGAGTCTCGCGAGCTCTACCTGGTGGAGCTCACCGAGTCGGCGCTGCTCAAGGAAGACGACGACGGCCCGGTGGTCGAGGTCGCCGAGCGGCTTCGCGGCCGAGGGATCGGGAAGCGCATGGGCGCGAAGCTATACGTGCACTTCAGCGCACTCACCGAGGCCGACACCCAGGCGCTCAATCCGATCATGCCCGAGGGCTTCGAGTGGAACGTGGTGAAGCTGCACGAAGACACGGGCGCGGCGACGTTCATCAACAGCCCCGACTTCGACACGGCCGACGAGCCGGTGGTGGGCGACTCCATCCTGGTCAAGCCAGGCGGCGAGCTCCGCGAGATGAAGGCCGGCGATGATCCGATGATCTACCACCATAAATGGCAGTTCGTCGAGGAGACCTACGAGGGCTTTAGCGTCGAGGAGAGCAAGGCGAGGTCGGCGAAGTGGGAGGCCCTCGAAGACGTTGACCGCAGCCGGATCGGCAAGCGATCCTTCTGGCGCGAGACCGTCGTGCCTCGACTGCGCGAGGCCGTCGAGGTGCTCACCGACGCCGACCGCGAGCTGGTCGCGAAGGCCATGGGTCACCGCACCGCCATCGCCAGGAAGGGGCCGAGCGTCCCGCTGAGGTTTTACCAGGAGCACGGGCTGCTCGAAGGCGAGGTGCTCGACTACGGTGGCGGCCAAGACGTGCACGACTTCGCGCGGTGGGATCCTCACTATGCGCCCGACCCTGCCCCGCTGCTCAAACGATACGACACCGTGATGTGCAACTACGTGCTGAACGTCACACCCATCGAGAGCCTGCGCAGCCAGGTGCTCTCGGCGCTGCGCGGCCTGCTGAAGGACGGCGGCCGCTGTCTCGTGAGCTGCTGGCAAAAGCAGAAGGAAGACGTGCAGACCAGCTCAAGCTTCCAGTCCGGATGGGACGCTGCACGGTGGCAGGAGTTCTTCAAGGCGAACGGCTGGGAGGCCGAGCGGCTGAAGACGAGCGCCGTGATGGCCTGGTCACTGCGGCCGGCCGGTGAGGAAGCGGTGAGGGCAAAGTGAGTGGAGATGCTTGCAGGCGTCGGTCCTGTCGAGTAGCGTTCGGTCAGAGGGCGGGAGCTCCGAGAGCTGATGGTTAGTACCACGACGCGAAAACGAACTAATGAAATCGCTTCACTCCGAGCTGGGGGTGAGGGCAACCAAGTCCCCGGCTCGGCGTTTAGTGCCGGCGAGCGCATCAAGCTCTCTCAAATCCCCGGCGTCTTCGACGGCTTCCGCGAGAACAGCGGAGACGAGAAGACCGGCAAGCTGGTCGAGGTCACAATCATCAAGGCCGGCGTCAGCCTCAACGGCCTCGACTACCTGCCCGCGACGCTGAAGGAAGCGGCGCCCCTCTTCGAGGGCGTGCCCATCTACAGCTTCAAGTTCGGCAAGGCCCCAGGCGACGACGAGAAGGAAAGCCACCTGCCCGAAGACGCGAAGAGCGGCAAGGGCAACGTCGGCAACATGGTCGCCCAGATCAAGGAGAGCTGGTGGGATGAAGACTCCCAGGCGATCCGCGCCCTGGTCGCAGTCTTCGACGACACGACCAGGACCAAGCTTAAAAACGCATTCGACCAGAGCCTGATCGGAGCCGGCGTTAAGCAGCCGGCCTTCGGCCTGAGCATCGATGCGGCAGGACTCAAAGAGGGAGCTGGCGTCACCAAGATCGTCAGGCCCGAATCAGTGGACATCGTCAAGAAGGCCGCCGCAGGTGGTGGTTTCGACAGACTGGTGGCGGAAGCCGCAGAGGAGCACAACATGAAGCCCGAAGAAATC